CGGTGTGCTGTGGAAATACTACAAACTCTGTTACAAATGCTGCATTGTTGCTAGCCCAAAGTAGGAATATTCCTTCTCTTATTTTATCTTCTATGTCATCAATTGTATAGGCATCTTGATGTTTAACAGCTTTTGCTATAAGAGGTTTAGTTCTTATCCATTCCTCTTGCCAACTTTCTTTAATCGCCTTTTGCATATTCTACTAGACTTACAACTATGTTTAGGTTGGAATGGTTAGCCTGTGCCTTTAATATTTCACCAGCTTTTAATACTAAGTCTCTGGTTAATAATTCATCTGTTGCGTGTGCGCTTATGTTGTGTTCTTTAAATATATGAAATACATCTGATCCAGAGGTAATAGATAAGTCTACATTTGTTTGTTGGTTGTCATGGTCGCATACTAAGATAGATTCTATTATTGCAAAATCAAACTCATCACCTGATGGTGCTGTGTATATAGTAGTTAAACTAGTAGTGTTTAGATCTACTTTTGCATTAGTAACCTGTTGTATGTACTGGCTTTTACTTTCTGGAGATATCATCTTCTACCTCTTGGTTTGCCATCTACTCGTATTTTACCAACTTGAAAATCTTGGGTTAGTGATCCTGTTACTTTCATAGATACTTGTCTTGCACTAAACCTTGCATCTGTATAACCGTCTGTATCAAAAGTAAAATTACCAAAATCTGTTTCTGCACCAAGCGGTGTGAACCTACCTTTAAATCCTACTGTTATACCTGGTAATGTTGCTGCTTCTTCATCTGGAATAATCTGATTAACTTGCACCACTCTATCGCCATTGCCTATTTCTATAGGTGCGCTTTCACAAAATGGTACTTGCGTTCCTATACCTGGTGAATTGAATAGTGGTCTTTTATCGTGTTCATACACGAATCCACTAGAATCACATGATATTGGATGGTCAAATACACCTTGGTCTACCCAACATGTTCTGTCCATTGATCCTATTGACCATACGTTATCTAAATAATTCCAAATAACATATCTGTTTGGTGTTTGTTGGTCTATATCTCCAACTGGAAAAAACCACCAAACTTCATTAAAGTCTATATTATGTGTGCCAAAAGTATTTGCTGAACTGTTTATTTGTATATTATCAAAGATAAAATCATGCACATCTGATTTAAGTTCTCTTATATTCCCATCAAATGTAAAGAATGAGTTTTCACCTATCCAAGATAAGAAGCTACCAGATGATGCTATAGCTCTTGGGCTGATAGCTTTACAGTTTACGCCAGCATCTTGTATGCCATATACAAAAGGTGAGCCTACATAATAAAGTCTATTAATACCGATATCACTAAATATAATAATATCGTTTTGCCATTTAACTGCGTATAAAGCTCTACCGCCTGTTGGTATTTGCAAGTCACCTGCTGTATTTCTAGCAGTAGATGTCCAGTTAGTATTATCTTCTCTATCTGACCAAGATACTTTTCTTGGATCGCTATTAGATCCTATAGCTATAAGATGTCTTTCATTACTAACTATAATGGCTTGACAGCCTATTGGAGAATTGCTGATTTGTGTAGCTATGGTATCTGGTGAGCCTGATCCTGCATCTGGTCTCCATTGGTATATTTTACCGTCACTAGAACAACAAAAGACTAAATGCTCACCCCAGTTATCAAATGAAAAATGATCTACTTTGAGTGCTAGTGTGGATGTTGATCTTTCGTCACCGTAATCTTCTTCACCGTAATCGTATGTACCATAACCAGTTGATGAATTTACTATATCACCAACAAAACCTACTGGTGTTATGTCAGTCCATGTATCGTCATATAAAACATAAACTTTGCTTCTAGTGCCAACTGCTAATACTTTATTACCGTTATTAGCTCTATAAGAATACATAGCTATTGGTGTGCCTGTGAGTGCAGTATCTTTAAAATTTGTCCAACCGCCTATTGGTTTTAAATAACCGTTTTCAAAACGTACTAAATCACCATCTACCCAACGTCCTTTGTTAGCGTAGTCAGTACCGTTTTTGATTATTCCTGCGGGTGGTGTAATTGGGTATAGGGCCATTGTCAGCTCCTATACTGTACGTTTCCACATATATGCAACTATGTATGGTTGTAAGTTATTATGCGCACCACCGCCACCTGTGGCTTGTGTAGTTTGTGTTGATGTTGGCGCACCACCAGCAACCTCTATTGCTCCAGTACCACCTGGATTGTCACTAGTGCTTAATGAATGTGTATGTGATGGTATTTCACTAATAGAAAGCGTATGTGTTTTTGCACCGCCAGTCTCTTCTGCTGTGTCAAAGTCTGTATCACCAGAGTCTAAACCAACTATAACCTTACCAGCTCCGAAAGCTACCCATGTACCAAAGCCAAGCAATGTTGCTGGATTAGTTGCACTGGTTGCATTGATATAAATAGATCCAACTGGATATACTTTTTCTAGCACGTTAGTACCATCGATTTGTAGCTCGCCACCAGTAGTATTGACATTGCCACTAGCGGTTACAGTTGTTGCTGTTATTGTAGTTGCTGCAACAGTTGATGCTGAATTAGCACCGATAGCAGTACCGTCAATTGCACCACCATTAATATCTACTGTAGTTAATGTAGATGTACCGCTTATTGTTGCGCTGTTTAAAGTAGCTAAACCAGTTGTTGATAAAGTAGTAAATGCACCTGTAGAAGCTGAGTTTGCTCCTATTGGTGATCCATCTATAGCACCTCCGTTTACATCAATAGTTGTAAAAGATGCTGTACCAGTAGAGGTTAATGTTCCTGCTACTGTTAAAGTTTTACCGCTACCAACATTAAGACCAACACTAGTTCCGTTACCAGCGTCTGCAAAGATACCATCAACAGTATCTAGGTCTGTGTTAATTTTACCTCCCCAGGTATTAGTAGATGCTCCTACTTCTGGTTTAGTTAGGTTTAAATTGGTAGTAAAGGTATCTGCCATAATGCTTACTTCTTAAATTTGGATTTTATTAACTCAATCCATTCTGGTTTCTTTTTATATATTATAAACAATATTACGCCTGTTATGACAATTATCTCTATCAAGACTTCCATATTAACCTCCTATGGTTTTTGTTTCCGTTGTAGGTGTGATTTCCTCTGTAATTTTTGCATCTAGTGCTGTTTTAAGATTTGTAACCTCATCAGTACCCATAGTTGTTTCTACCCAACCAGAAACGATTGTGTTAGTTAGATCATCAAAAGCTACAAAATCTGTACCTACATCATCAAGTGATAATGATTGTGTGCCATAAACACTAGCTGTATATGGTACTTCTTGACCATCTACTTCGTGTGTCTCGCTGCTTTCAGCGTTTAATCTCCAATGTACATTGTAAACTGTGTCGCTGTGTTCTTCGTATGTGGGATAAACATCTACTGTTTTACAGTCCCAAGTGTATGTGTTGCTCATGTTATATTTCTCCTATATTGCTGCAATTATAAATGCTAAGAGTTCATTATACCTGACTCCAAGCCTAGTTTGCTCGTTTCCTTCATCATCAGTCCAAGTGCTAGATATAAACATACCATAATCACCTGCATCAAGGCCTTCTGCTGTAAAGGCATCTTGTAAGTCTTGAGCTATAACACCAAAGTGGTATCTAGCATCATCGCCTTTTTTCTCTACTGCATCTTGCCATCTGAATCTTCTTATTAAACCTTTACATGCTGTAGCTACTCTTTGCTCTGCTTCTGTTAAGGCTTGTATGTCTTGCTTTTCGTTTCTATCAGAAGTGTTGATAGTTCCATTAGTTGCGTAAATATCATCAAATCTAGCACCTGAGTTACCTAAATCCATAAGATTATCAACTGTAGAGCCATCACCTCTACATGGAGCAGCATATTCAGCAGTCTGGTAATCTATAAATCTAAGACCAAAACCTGCACTACTTGTAGTACCACTTGCAATATATATATCATCGCCTAGAGAACCTGATACACCAACCTTACCTTTAACGCTTCCAGAAAGACTTAAATTAATATCATCACCAACAGTGATAGTGCCAGTTACAGTTGCAGAGCTAGAATAAGAAGTTCCTGAAAGGTGAAGGTCTTTGAATCTTGAAGTGCTACTGCCTAAATCTTTAGAACCATCAGCAGTACCACCTGTAGATGTTGAAGGTAAAATTGCACCAGCAACTAAATGTATTCCTGAACCAGTACCAAGAGGAGTTCCTAAAGCTATACCTGTAGATGTTGTAGATATTCTACCAACTGTTGTTGAGTCCTTTCTTAAATCTATAATAGTTCCATCTGTAGTAAGACGATTTAATTGTAATGCTTGTGCTGAACTTGCTGTGGCTCTAACTTCTCCAAATGGTTTAACTTCAATTCCTACTGCACCTATTGATACAGCAGTCTTACCAACTAATAAATTTCCACTACTATCAAACCTTCCAACTTCACTACCATCAAGTTCCCATCTATGTCCACCTGCATTTGCGTTTACTGCGTTGTAAACAATACCGCCTGCACCTTTTTGTTTTAAATCAAAATAATATGTGCC